CTGCATTTGTTATGATTGGAGGGCAGTAGGCTTTGTCAGTTTGCTGCCCCCTATAACCGTCCTCGGTGCTGCAACACCGGGGGCGGTTTTTTACTTTTTGTGAGCTGAGATCAAATTTTTCGGCGCGTTTGACGGTGTTGCGCCCAATGTTATGCTCTTTTGCAATGGTTTCAGCTGTATCTCCTTTAACAAAGGGCCCATTTTGGGCCAATTGTTTTTTCGCGTTTGAATTGCCCTGAGGCGCCCCTTTTGTCATTTTCTGCGCCTCATACTGCCGACCAATCAAGTATGTCTTCTGTGCGCCTATTAGATTATTTACTCCATAGTTAAATGTTTATTTTTTGATTTTCTTTTTTTGAAAGAGTTCAACCAAGTTATGTATTGAGCCTCAATCTTAGGATCACTCTTTAATTTCTCTCGCCACTCTGCAGCCTCATTTGTGAACGCAAACAATGCTTGCTGCGCCTGGCCTTGTGTTGACGGAGGAGCTTCTTTTGCACGTCTTGCCATCATGGTATAGATGCTATGATAAATCCGTGCGGTTTCATTTCCCTTTTCTCGCAAAATTTGCTTTTTATATTTTGCAGCTTGTTTGCAATTCATGTTGGGATATTCTTTACTACGGCGAATGCAATACTTTTCGTCAGCTTTTTTGGGAATAAACAGCTTTCCGCAATTTGCACAACGCTTTATTGTATAGCCATTTGTTGCGAGATAATGTAATTCAGCAACACATAATTGTTCAATAACCTCGCGAGTTAAACCACGAACAAAAAAACAACGATATAGATCACAAGTGATCTCTTTCCCGTTGTCATTCTGTTTAGCAATTCCGTGAAATGGAACTTCAAATCCATAAGAAATAACAATGTCTTCAAACATCTTCAAATCTAATGCTTTGTTACCTTTAATTTTTTCATCAAAGATCCTTCGGAACATTGATTGACACATTTTGGCAGCAGGTAAATTTACATCATATTTAAATTCTTCTGCGCCCCAATAAACATGATTTACTTCGGGCGAATCTTTTCCAAAGTCATCATAACTAATTTCTAAGTCGGAGATAAATGATAATAACGGATATCCGAGTTCAACAATTTTATATGATTTTTTCTCGGCCACACTTATTAAACACTCTTTATCGTAGCCACGCCAAAACTGTAATGTAATCATCTAATCCCCCACAAAGTTGATTCCCTTGTTATATAAAAAACAAGAAATAAACAAATAAACACAAAATTGCTTTCTTTCTGGTATTATATACTCAGAAAGCAATGATGTCAAGTTTGTTGTTGCTGTCATTACAGTATGGGGGTGAAATAAATGAGCAATGAAGCACTCCGGCGATTTGCTGCTGGGAACGGTGTGAAGCTCTGGCAGGTGGCCGAAGCACTCGGAATCGCAGATACCAGCCTTTCGCGAAAGATGCGGAGGGAGCTACCGCCAGACGAAAAAGAAAGAATCGTCAGGATCATTCGAGAGATTTCGAAGGAGGCGGAATGATGGCGACGCTCGAACCTATCGCGGTCACGATGACCGAGGCAGCTCGCCTGCTTGGGGTTAGCCGTCCGACGGTTTATGCGCTGGCAAAAACAGAGAGCTTTCCTGTCGTCAAACTTGGTGGGTGCACCCGAGTTCTTGTCGATGATCTCAAAACGTGGGTGCGGGAACAGGAGCGGTGATATCGTGTCAAAGGCAGGATTTGTTATACTCCCGTCATATTACGATGCGATTCGTCCGCTGTCGAATGAAGATCGTCTGCGAATGTATGATGCGCTGATGGACTATGCTTTTGCAGGGAAATGTCCGGAAGACCTTCCACCTCTTCTAAATGGTTATTTTGTTCTGCTTAAACCTAACATTGATTCTTCGATGTTAAAATATGCGGCGTCAGTTGAAAACGGGAAAAAGGGCGGAAGACCAAAAAAGAAACCTGATGAAAACCCAGTACAAACCCAAAGAAAACCCAGCAATAAACCCGTGGAAAAGCAAGAAAAGGAGATGGAGAAGGAGATGGAGTTGGAAAAGGAGTTTGTAGCGGCTGCGCCGCCACGACCTCGCTTTGTTCCTCCGTCAATTGATGAGATTTGGTCGTACTGCAACGAACGTGGGAACACTGTTGACGCTGAACACTTTTTTGACTTCTACTCCGCTAATGGGTGGAAGCAAGGGAGAGGAAAGCCAATCGTCGATTGGAAAGCAGCGGTCAGAACATGGGAGCGTCAAAATAATGCGGGACAAGCTGAACCACCGCCCCGGCAGTATGATGCGACCACAGACACATGGAGGTAGCGCATGGATTCAATTCTCAATGAATACGGCGTGCTCGGCTCGCTGCTGATCGACCCATCGTTGTTCCCGGAGGCGGCAGAGCTTCCCGACGATATGTTTTCTTCCGTGCCGCTGCAAGAGATTTTCCGGGCGATGCGTCATCAGTACGAGGAAAACGGCGGCTTTGATGCGCTGACCATCCGAGCGGAAGCAGGACACAACTGCACCGACGTGACGGACAAACTGATTGCGGGACTGATGGACACGACACCGACCGCCGCGAACCTCGATGCTTACATAACCGCAGTCAAAGAGGCCGCGCTCGCACGTTCTTTGCGAAAGATCGGCGATGAGCTGATAACAGCCGAACACGACCCCACAGAAGCGCGTGGACGCGCACGGGCGGCTTTGCAGCGGCTTACCGAGGAAAACACACAGGGCGATTCGCAAACGCTTACGGCAGCGCTCACGCAGCTTGGACACCGCATTTCTGAGCAGGTCGGCGGCAAAGCACCGTGTGTGGCATCTGGTCTGCTGAAATTCGATAAACTGCTCGGCGGCGGCTTCATCAACGGTGGCTTGCACATCATCGGTGCAAGACCGGCGGTCGGAAAATCAGCGCTTGCCTTGCAGATCGCGCTCAACGCAGCAAGAAACGGCGTTAAGGTGTTGTACTTGTCACTTGAAATGAGCGCAGAGGATTGTTCCGCCCGCTTTGTCGGAAATATTGGGGGCCTGTCATCGGCGCGGCTCATGTTCGGCGGCAGATTGACCGACAACGAGTATATGCGTTTTGCCGAGGGTACGACTGAGCTTTCCGCGCTGCCAATCGTGTTCAATCGGCGCTCGGGCATGAATGTTCGGCAGGTGGAGGCGCTGGCCTACCGCGAAAAGCCGGGCCTGCTGATCGTCGACCACCTCGGGCTGCTTGAACCGCCGGAAGCTCGGCTTTCGCTTTACGAGGCGACCACAAGGAACAGCAGGGCCTTGAAGCTGCTTGCACTGAGGCTGAACATCCCTGTGCTGTGTTTGTGCCAGTTCAACCGCGCGGCGGCCTCTGACCGTTCCGGCAGCTTTCGGGCTACAATGGCAAACCTCCGTGAATCGGGTGCCATCGAGCAGGACGCTGACACGGTGACACTGCTGCACAATCCGCCGTGTGAGACAGATGAGCGCATGGAATCGCCATCTTTGTTGGAGTTGTGGCTCGATAAAAACCGACGCGGCGCGACTGGTCACGTTGACGCGACCTTCTACAAGGTCACAGGGAGGGTTACAGCATGAATATTGAGGCCGCGGCCAGCATTTTAGCGGAAATCAAACCGGCACGCCGGAAGCGTGAACGCTACCGCCAGCGTGACGAGATGCAGCACCGTGTAATTCCGCTTTTGCCTGCTGATGACCGAGACAGGTTCGAGCGGGCAATGAATAAACATTTTAGGCTTTAAGCCTATGAACGGAAAGGACAAGAACCATGAACGACAAAATCATTCAGATCATCCCTGCCCCTGCAAATATGCTTTACGCATTCGAGGACGGCAAGACGTACCCTGTCGCCTGCCTCGCGCTCGTCGAGCTGAGTAACGGCGACCGCGAAGTCCACGCGATGGCCGCAATCAATGGCGGCCCCATCGAGGACGTGAGCGATAGCGGCGCGGTTCTCGTGCACGTATGAAAAAAGCCCTCCCCAAATCGGGGAGGACCGCTCTTGTGGTGAGTTCGAATTGTCAATTCTGATTTTACCACAGGAGGAGCGGATATGCAAGCAAAACCACTTGTCACAAATCTTGGCGAACAGGCGAACAAAATTGCAGTGTAGGTGCAATCTGGCGACGGTGAAGTATTGACCTTGTGGGGAATGTGCCGCCGATATGCTATGCAGCAAGCCACGCGGTGGTTCAGAGCGTTTGAAGGCAGCGGCGGTGTCGAATTAGACGACCTTGAACAAAGTGCGTTTATCGGGCTTCTGAAAGCCGTACAGACATGGAAGCCGGAAAGCGGTGCATTCTCCACTTGGTACACCATCCAGCTAAAGGCGGTATTTGTAGAGGCTTACGGGATGAGGACGAAACGAACGCGAGAAGACCCGCTCAATAAATATCATTTATCGCTCGATACGCCACTGGATGAGAACGAAGACGGCAGCTTTACTATCGCCGATGTTCTACCAGATGAAGCAGCAGAAGAAGCCTTTGAGGATATCGAACAGCGGGATTTTCGACAGGCCGTGCAAGCGGCGCTTGCACAACTGACGGATGCGCAGCGCGAGGCGATCATCGGTGAGTTTTGGCTTGGCCAAAAGCCTGATGCAAAGGCGCGGCGGGAAGCAATACGAGCCCTGCGGCATCCGCGTATCCGCAAACCGCTGATGGAGTATTACTAATAAAAAACACTGAAACGTCAGATAAAGCAGAGCCGGAAAGGGGGCTTTTCAAACTTTGGCAAAGAAAATTCGAGACGAGACCATTATTGACGCGCTTTTGATCTCCGCGACGGTGCGGAGCGCGGCGGCAAAGCTCGAGATCAACGAGCAGACGATCTATCGCCGAAAACGTGACGCGGAGTTTATGCAGAAGTATAACGAGGCACGGCGCGAGCGAACCGAAGCGGCGCGTAACGTATTGCAGGAGCGGGCACATGCTGCTGCGGATACACTGGCAACGATCATGCAGGATGCAGACGCGCCCGCACAGACCCGCGTGAGTGCCGCGGCAGAGATTTTACGTCAGACGGTGAAGTACACAGAAATCACAGACATCATGCAGCAGCTTGACGAGCTTGAAGCATGGCGAAGGGAGCAGGAACAGCGATGAAGAAAAATTTTGATATCCGCCTTGCGGCGCTGCGGGAATATCTCAAATCGCTGTCAGCCGATGAGACGGTCTTCATCGTCGAGGGCGGCGGTGAGTTCCGCACGGCAGAAGATGCGTTTACGTATTTGCGTAAGTATGGCGCGGTGACGCCGGACGGCAAACGCATTGTGCTGTATCCCCATCCTGTCGAGGGCGTTGACCCGTTAAGCCTGTCGCTCTATCAGATGATTGATGAAGCAATCGAGCAAGGTAAGTTGGAACTGCCGGAATTGGAGAGTGACGAGATTGGAGGTAAAGCCCTTGAATAACGGAATTAAAGCCCGCCTTGCCTCTTTACAGGCGATTGCAGCGCAGGAGAAAACCGGCGCAGCAATTATGACCCTGCTTGAAAATGGCGCGTGGGCGGCTTGTAGAGCGCCGCAAAGCCCCGCAAAGGTGTTCCAGACGCAGGAGGCGGCACGAGATTATTTATCAGACTGCGAATGTGTTATCATTATCGACCTTTAAGAAAAACAGCGCAATAGCGCATAAAAAAGAAAGGAAATTTATTATGGACTTTAAGGCCAACATTGAAACCCGCGAGAGCGTAGAAGCAAAGGCAAAGGCCGCTTTCGGCTTTGATTTGAGTAGCGCCCTTGACCTTGTAAAGCGCGGCGACTATGACAGCGACGAGGCGTATTTGGACGCTTGCACCCGCGCCGAGTTGGAGCGTAGCAGCCCTGAATACAGAGCCGCCAGAAGCCGCCTAAAAGTCGAATACCAGGCACGGCGAGAGGAACAGGAGCGCAAGGCACAGAGCGAAAACTATAAAGCAATCCGCAGCAGCGTGAGCCTTGACAGCGTAGACAAGCACAATATCGATGAAGAAGCCGCCGCACTTGCCCGCCGCGATCTTTCCGCAAATCGTATTGCCGCGTCCGATCTGGGCGCGACCATTGAGAAGTACGCGGCAGAGCTGACGGAAAAAGCAAAGGACAGTAAGGCCAGCAGCGCTCTTTTCAATGCTATGCTGCGCGGTCAACTGTAAGGAAAGGAGAACACACCATGAGCCAGTTTAACATTTACGCCCGAAAGCTCGATACAGCTTTCAAAGAAGCCCGCAGCGAATACAACACCGCTTTCCGCGCACTCCAAGAGGCGCAGCAGGCCAGCCGTGACGCTAACGCATGGAAGCCCGGAGACAGCGCCGAGGAAAAGCAGATTAGAACAACCCGCGCAGCGCTAAAGCTGCATGAAGCAGAAGCCACCTTTAACGAGGTGAGCGCCCGCGTTTGGGACAACTTCAAGGCCACGCGCCGCACGATCCGCGCCGAGTTGGAACAGGCAGTGCGCGCCGCCAATATTGCAAACCCTGACGCAATCGACAATAACGCCCTTGAGCTGATGAAAACCGGCGTTCTTTCCCCGGCTGATTACGCCGCGTTCATGGAACGATTCGACAGCAACCCCACAATGCTAAAGTTAGTGGGTCACTACGCAGCCGAAGCCGCAAAGACTACGGACAGCCGCCGAGAGGCCGCAGCCCTTAACGCTATCGCTCTTGACTGCCAGAGCGGGGAGGGCGCAGTCATGCGGGCATGGGATAGCATTTCGGCAATTTCTGACAGCTGCGGCGACGGGGACGGCTACCGGCGCAAATCGCCCGGTGTAATTGTCAGCATGAGCGAAAAATGGGACGATCTCGCGGGCGAGGCCGTGGAGAACTTCTGATTTTCGATAAGCGGCAGAGATCAACATTCTGATACAAAGTTTCCTGAAAACAAATTTAAGGAGAGATAAACATGGAACTTAGTTTTGCGAACGGTGTGCAGGAATACACCGTGCACGGCGTTAAGGGTGATATGATCATTCGATTCAACCCGACTGACGGCGCATTTATCCAGCGTCTTTACAATGCGTTTGACACACTGGACAAGAAGCAAGATAAATACGCATATGAGGTGCAGAAGTGCGGCGACCGCGTTGAGATTTTCAACATTGCCGACCGCCGCGACAAGGAGATGCGCGAGATCATTGACGGCCTTTTTGAAGAGCCGGTATGTGACAGCATCTTTGGCAGCATGAACCTTTATGCGATGGCGGACGGCCTGCATGTATGGACAAATTTCCTGCTTGCGCTGATGGATGAGACAGACAGCGCCTTTGCTCGTGAGCAGAAAGCCACGAATCCGCGCATTCAGAAGTACACGGCAAAGTATCGCCGATGAATTGGGGCTTGCCTACCTCCGTCGAGATCGGCGGAGAGAGCTATGAGATCCGCACGGACTTTCGCGTTATCCTCGATATCTTCGTAATGCTGAGTGATCCTGATTTGAGCGGCACTGACCGCGCAGAGGGCATCTTGCAGATGTTCTATGTCTCGCCTGAGGATATCCCGCCGCAGCATTTGCAAGAGGCGGTAGACGCTTTCTCGTGGTTCCAGAACGGCGGACAGGAGCCGGACAAGAGGAAATCGCCGAAGCTGGTTGACTGGGAGCAGGACTATCCGTTGATCCTCCCGCCCATCAACCGGATATTCGGACGGGATATCCGCGAGATCCCTTATGATGCGAAGACCAACACCGGGGGCGTCCATTGGTGGACGTTCCTCGGTGCGTATAATGATCTCGGGGACTGCACCTTTGCTCAGGTCGTGCGCATCAGAGACAAAAAAGCACGAGGAAAGACGCTCGAAAAGGACGAACGCGAATGGTATCGCCGCAACAGCGACCTCGTGAACATAAAAAATAAGCTCAGCCAGGAAGAAGAGACCACCATTTCGACTTGGTTGAAATTGGGGAAGGAGTGATTAAATGGCGAATGCTGACGGCAGTGTGATTTTCTCTTGTGATCTGGATTCGACCAAAGCACAAAAGAAACTGAGCAAGCTGCGTGACGAGATATCCGAACTGAACAGCAAGCTTGAAAAGGAAACGGGCAATAAGATGAACCTTGAAAAGCAGCTTGACGCCGCATCTCAGGCAGCAAAAGCTACTGAGGAACGCGTGAAGATGCTGCGAAAGGAAGTCGAACGGCTGAACGACCGCGAATGGATCCAAAAACAGGGCTTTACACAGAACGAGTATCAGACGCAAGTGTTAGACCGCCGCGCCGCTGCGGAGGCGGAGCTCAAACAGCAGGAAGCGCTTTTGCGCACGCAGACGAAGGAGGTCAAAACGCTTTCGGCTGCTTACGAAGAGACGACCGCCAACATCAACAGCATGACGGTAAAGCTCGACAAAGCAAAAGTCGCTGCCGGTGAGTTGATCGCTAATACGGAGCAGGAACGCAGGGAGCGCGAGGCGGAGAATTCCGCGCTTGCCAAAGCGGGCCAGTATGCCGCGCGTTTCAGAGATCAGGTCAAGAGTTTAGCGCGCTCTATGCTTGTATTCTCAGTCATCACGGCGGCGCTCATGGCGCTGCGCAAGCAGATCAAGGCGGCTATTGCGACCAGCACAGAGGCATCCGACGCTTTTGCCCGCCTCAAAGGTGCGCTGCTGACGCTGGCCGCGCCTTTGATGGACGTACTCATTCCGGCGCTGACGTGGCTAATGAATCTGCTTGCGGCCATTGTGTCGGAGATCGTGACGATCATTTCGATTCTGAGCGGTAAGTCAAAGAAGAGCATGGAGGCATCGGGCAAAAACCTCTACAAAGAGGCCGCCGCCATTGACGCGACCGGCAAGGCGGCAAAGGAAGCGACAGACGCGCTCGCGGCGTTCGATGAGATCAACAAACTCAGCACGACAACGTCCGTTGGCGGTGGCGGCGGAGCATCCGTCATTGCGCCGGACTTTGACTTTGACGAAGGCCCCATGATGGAAAAGCTCGACAAGGTGTTCCAGAAGATCAATGATATCTTTAAGACCATCCGCGCGGGGCTTGAGATCGTCGTGGATGACCTGAAATGGAGCTTTGACAAGAAAGCTATCCCCAAGAGCAAGGCAACATGGCTGACCGTTTTAATGGCGCTGCTCGGTGCAACGCTCGGCGCGGCGTTCGGCGGCATCACAGGCGGCGTCATCGGCTTATCCCTCGGTGTGCTGCTGGGGCTGTACCTTGTGGGCCTTGACCCCGAAACATGGAAAACCGAGATGGACGCGGAAGATGCGTGGATCGTGGTCATCACGGCTTTGCTCGGTGCGCTGCTTGGCAGCGTGTTTCTTGGCATCACCGGCGGCGTGGCCGGTTTCAGCCTGGGCGCGATCCTCGGCCTCTATCTCACCGGCTTTGCAGAGGGGGACGAGGAACACGGCGGCTAATCGCAGCTTCTTTCCGAGTTGATCGTCGTGCTGTGCGCGCTGCTTGGTGCTGTTATCGGCTCTATCGTGACGCCGGGCGTCGGTACGGTCGTCGGCATGTGATTCTCGGACTGAGCATTTACAGCGTCCGCAAAGACCCGAAGAAGGGCACGCAGCGGCTTGTCAGCATCGGGCGCAGCGTACTTCTTGGACTGCTGGCCGGTGTTCTTGGCGTTGGCCTTGCAGCGCTGGGCATCGTCAGCGCCGGTACGGCGTTCATCATCTCGGCAGCGATCGGCCTTGCGCTGAAATTCTTCGTCGACAGTGTGGACGATTCCAAAGTCAGAAAGGCAACGTCCGGCTTTACCGGCACGCGCGTATCAACAAAGGCACAGGCGCGCAGCCGTCGCGTGGCGGCGCAGAGCTTAGACGCCAATGTGCCGGTGTACAACGATATCCCGCAGCTTGCCAGCGGCGCGGTCATCCCGCCGAATCGCAAGTTCCTTGCCGTGCTTGGCGACCAGAAGAGCGGAACGAACGTAGAAGCGCCGCTTTCGACCATCAAGCAGGCCGTTATGGAGGCGCTTGCGCAGGGCGACCGCGAGCCGATCAATGTCAATCTTGTGGTGGACGGCAAAACGCTTGCCCGTGTGGTCGTCCCCAACATCAACAACATGACGCGCGCAGCCGGTAAGCCCGTGCTGCTGTACTAACGGGAAAGGAGACTGCAAATGTTTATCTTCGGCTATGACAAAGTGCTTGAACGCCTGGAACGAGTGATTCAACAGCTCGTGGAGCTGCAGACGGCGGAGTAAAGGGTGGCTTCAAAACAAGAAGGTGTTTCAGCCCCCCCCTGCTGGCTTGTAATACGCACGGTAACACTGCGAGAATACAATAAGCACCGGCAAAGCAAAAGCCCACAGGAGTGTTCCTGTGGGCTTTCTGCGTTACATGAGAGGATCTATCGGCAAACGGTTGACCGTTAAGCATTTGACAACCGTCTGCTTACAGTCCGATAAAGGACAGGTAAAACAGCTTTCGCTGTACTAACACACTGTGTTCTTTGCTGCCTTTCGGCGGACTTTGCGGGCTACTGTACACTTTGGCGCACATATCCGGGAAAGCGGCGCGTTGTTCAAGTCATGCGCTCGAATGCACTTATCTGTGCTCATTTGGGAGCACCTTCTTTCCGAAAAGCTCGCGTTCGCGCTCGACCGTCATGGTGGCGCCGATGAGCAGCACCTTTCCGAGCGGCGTTTGCACGACAGGATAGAATCTGTCATTATCGTTCATAGCGTGACCTCCATGCTTTGCATCAGCTCTTTGACGGATACGCCGGACAGATCAGCGACAAAGGAAAAGCGCGTCCCATGCTGACGGTACACGGCCCCGCAGGTCGGGCAAATATGCACCGTGGCCGCACTCATCAGCGGCGTCGTGCAGCGGGCACAGTAGAGAAGCTTCATTCTTCCGGCACCTCGCTCGTCAACAGCTTGATGACCGCCTCGTTATCAAGCGTCATTGCCTTCTCGACGTCATCAAAGCGTTGCTCTTTTCTCATTGTTTCGATTGCCTTCTTTGCTTCTATGGTTTTGGCGATATGTTCCGCATTCTCCATGAAGCGCTCGACCGTATCCAAATCATAGTGTCCCAACATCAAATGATACTCGCGGATAGCGTTGGATGTCATGTCAAACGCGGCATATAGAATGCGGCCTAAACGCTCTGCCTCTAAAGCGGAAATACTCGGCTGCGGGACATTTCCGAAAAACTCTTCCCAAGCATCATACAAGATGTCGTTCGCTATCTCGATTCTGGGCATGATACAATCCATGCCGATTTCAACAGTTGTGCGTTGATCTTCGGTTTTAATCGCGTTAAAGTACAGTTTACAAGGGACTACACAGGGTAGGTATCTGACGGGAGGGGTTCCA